GGATATAAGTATTTCCCTCTACGCTTAATGTATGTAATGGACTCGTCGTCCCGATGCCGACTTTGCCGTCATCTAAATCCATAGCCATCATAGTCCCTGCATTCCCACCTGCTGTATTGCCATCATTTCTACCACCAAAATAAACCATTCTATTGGAATTTTTAAGTCTAAAAATTCTACTACCAGTTGAGGCATCAGGGTCTTCTAAAATAAGTCCTGTTCCAGCAGTATTACTTAGATGTAATGTGGACAATGGTGCCGTCGTCCCAATGCCGACGTTGCCGGATTCATCAATTCTCATGGCTTCAGTCATTGAGGCGCCCTTAGTTGAAAAGGATAAATGTCCCTCAGTTGATGAAATCCTATGCGCTCTTATTTGTGCCATTTCAACAGTTCCAATTTCAAAAGACTGATAAACACTACCTGTATATGGCGTTGACGCATAATTTTGGAGAATTAATGCTTTATTATCACTCGCATCAGCACCTTCAGTCCTTATTTGTAGTTTTGCATCTGGAGCCGTTTCCCCGATGCCGACGTTGCCTGCTTGGTCTACTACTATTGCTTGTGCTGGGGAAGCATTATCATTAGCAATCACTCTATGAGATAAAGAATGATCTGGTGAATTTAAGTAATCAGTTGATATTGGTTGTTGTATTGCCATATGTTTACCTTTCTATTTCAAATTTATTTCTTGAACGCGCCGAACGATTCAAGGTTCGTGTCGCGATCAGTTATTAATAAAGTATCGTTAGGCATGATGTAGTGGAATTTCTTTTCTACCATAAATCTCTTTTTTGTTTCGTATCCGAATACAAATATCTTATTTTCTCTCCTGCCGTTTCCGTCCATCGTTCCGCATGTCCTATAAAAATGGAATATCTTCATGCCCTCTTTTTTAACGATGTCAAATCTCATGCCCGTCGCTACGTTGAGCATTACGAAAAGTTTAACTTTGGCCTGGTCTATTTCTTTGAATTGGTGGAATACGCCGTCCATGTCGTATTGCTTCAGTTCGGTGTCGTCATTATAAACGACAGCCCATATCCATCGGACGATTGCGACTTCCTCTTTTTTACCATCCTTTATAAAATGGAATTTTTCTGGTGCTTTTATTTTTTGATCTTTCATAAAATTAAATTACCGCCCATCATCCGAGCGGTAATTTTGCATTGTATTGCTCGAGTGACGGCATTGTATTGCCTTATATTAAGTTGTTATTTCTTTGCCTTGTCGGCGCCTCTTTTCAAGGCGGCTTCCTGAATCCTTTTTAGATGAGGAGTTGTCGTTCTGATTAAGTACTCCGGCTCGGTAGGCTTAGCACCTCCGGCGGCTTTGCATTTATGATTCAAATACTCCTTTTCTGTTTTGAATACTGATTTACAAGGTCCACAAATGAATTTGCCCATGGTGTTTTGCCTATGCCGTTTCGTCGTACTGATAATGCATTGTCGTTGAAGCTCCTGCGACATCACCAGCATCCGTTTGAATCTGATGCACTAAGTAGTCGGATGAACCAGCGCCGGTTAACTCTCCGGCTAATGCTCCGCCGATTCCTAAGTTTGCACCTGACGGTTCTGATGTTGGCATTGCTTCGGTGGCAATACTCGAATCTGTGGCTATAGGTTGAGCATAAGTTTCAGCTCCTCCATATGAGGATTCCCTGGCGTTTGTAACGTGGACGGCTGATCCTCCCAATGCTGTGACTCTCCATATCTTAAGGTTGTTGATCTTGCTTGATCCTCCCATTGCGGTCACAACTATTTTCTGCCATTTCTCGTATGCATTTTCTCCTGGCACTATTGGATAGTCAGCGGCTACAAGGTTTACTGCATCCGTTGAACCCATATTTGAGTTCGTGATATTTGCTGTGACATCCTCGCCTACGCCATTTGATTCGTTTATTTGTACTGATGCGGCCATAAGTTTAAGTTAATCTAATTTATACTTAGTCTGCCGATCGACTATCGGCCTGCTTTATGGAGGGAGGATTTCTCCCCCCTCCGTTGAAACTAATCCTAAGAAGCGGCGCCTGTCGTTAGTACGATCACGGCTGATGGCAACGCAAGGACGTATCCTACGCGTTCCTCTAATCTTAGAGCGACCATATCTTCCTCTGCGAGGTTGATTGTGGTTTCTCCATCTCCATCGGTGATGGTAGCTTGATCTAAGAGCTTGGCTCTGATTTGCTGTTTGTCACCGAAAATTGCGGCTATCTTTAAGTTACCGAATACTACGAATGGCTTGCTTGCTCCTGTCAATGTTTTGCCAGGGAATGAGTCTGATAATTCGATTGGGTAACCGAGAATATCCTCGATGTCACGCTTGGTTGGTGGAAGTAAAAACATGCCTGCTCCGTCGCTTGCCGATACGGCGTCAGCTCTGAGTTTCCTCAAGTAGCTGTAAACGGTACGGTTCATGTAATACTTGGCTCCGGCCAATGCGCCTGATGGACATTCGTCTTGCATGTCTACCAACTTTTCAAAGCTGATTGACGATACTCCCTCTCCTGTGCCTAATGCGACGGATCCAACTGAGCCGTTGTTAAGGATACCAGTCCATGGTGATCCTGTCCCGTAGAAGAATTGTGCATCCTCCTCTTTGGCGACGGCTTCAGCGAATAATGTCGCTACTAACTGAGTCAAATTGATCGCGCTGTCCTCGAGGATTTCCTCGGTGAACGGAATAATTGCGGCCAATTTCTTAAGTGTCTGAGTGACTAAACCGAACACTGGGTTGGTGCCTGGCTTTGAGCCGGCTTCGTTTACCCAACTAACTGATACGCTGGATGCCAATGTTGGAATCTTGCGTTCGTTTCCAGGTCCGCTGAATGGTAGATATGCGAATTCTCTCCTTGCGATTCCGTATTGAGTTTCAGCAATTCTCAATACCTCTGCCATTAATTCCTCCGGGATCAAATAACCGCCACGTGCGTCGTCGCCTGTGTAGTTATAAGTTGTTGCTTTTTGATTAAAAGCCAATAAGGCTTTTTTATCACGGCCTAACAACGCCTTCATGAAATCACGAGTTACTTCTCTTGCTGGATCCTTTGCCTTTTCTCCTGTGTCGATAGCCTTGGCTCTTTGAGCTTTAGCTCCTGCGAAGAATTTGGAAATCAATTTGTCAGAGATAGAATCGACTTGTGATCCGATTTCGTCTTGAACGCTTTTTGAAATCATTGACTTCAAAGCTTTTTCGTCGACGGCATCGTCGTCAGTTTCCTCTACTTCTTCTTCCTCGGTTTCTTCTTCTTCCTCGACTTCTTCGGTTTCATCTGCTTCCTTTACTGAAGTTTCGAAATTTTTGCGCTGTGAGGGTGACATTAAGCTAACGTTATCTTGTAACAATTGCTTTTCGTCATCCTTAAGCGATGCCAATCCGTCCTTGACGAATTTGGCGATTAACATTGCGATGTTCATATTTGTAATTTCTGTTTAATTGATTTTACTTTACTACGCTTCTCGTCGAGAAGCTGTCTAATTGCCGAGTTGATTTTCCTATTGGAATATCTACTCTTGGCACCGCCCTTGCCGGCAGGGGTTTCGACCTTAGTCTTTTGCCCGGCGTTATCGGCACTTATAATTTTCTGAAGCTGTTTGCATAAATTGTCGCTGATTTTTTCGATCGTCTTATCCGATAAGTCTACCTCGTTGTTTTCGATTTTCTTTTCTACCTTTTCTTTCCTTGCTTTTTGTATTGATTCCTTGAGCGCCTTTTTGATCGGTGTGACGTCTATGCCTTTTGAATTGGCCAACGCCATTGCGTTTGCCGGCACGTTCACACAGCTGATTTCGTACAGTGTGTTTTCTTTCAAAATGATTACTTCGTTTTCCTCGTCTACTTCGTATTTGTTATTCATAAAGCCGACGCTGAATGCTCTCATGAATCCGCCTTTATATAAATTGAAAATTGTTTTTGCCAATTCAAATTCCTCTACCGCGAATTGAATTGCTCCGGCTAAGCTTCCGTTTCCGTCCGGTGCCAGTTCGATTGCTTTCCCAATGGCCGGTGTCCACTGATCATGAGCGAATAAAATAACCGGGTTCTCCATGTAGTCGTTTAGCTTCCATCCGTTCTGATCAATAATCTCTCCGTGCCTATCCTCTCCGCCAGTTGAAAAAACTCCTCGGATGATATAATTTTTCTCATCGACTTCTTGAGCCTTGAAAAACAGGCTCTTTCGCATTAATTTTGTCTTATCGATTTTCATGTTTTTATTATAGCACTTTTTATTTGTCAAGCAAACCCCTGACGTTATTTTTCAAATGCGGGTCCGATAACGCAACGGCAGTTTGGTTCCTGTGGATATTGTAACCCATTTGAGAATGATTTGCCAACCTCTACGATCTCCCCGTCGAGCTCGGCGTGAGCTGGCCGGGTTCTGTCATCCATAGTGGCTATCCATTCCTTGTGCGTTGCGACATCGCTTTGCTTGTATGCTTCAATGAATCCCTCATTGTTAGCGGCCGTCGACTCGGTGCGCGCAATAAGGTCTGACCTATATGTTGGAAATTCCTCGTATGTCTTATTGATCCTGTCGCTTATTTGTATCATGCCCTCTCCCTCTGATAATCCCTCATCGATTGCCTTTGTTATTTTTTCCCTGGTTGTTTTGTTAACACCCAGTCCGAATTCCTCTGATCTCCTTTTCAATGTTTTTCTGATCGCATTCGTCATCTCGAATCCTTTATCCGGGTTAACCATAGCCATTGCTTCGAGTCCGGCGTTCCTGGCGAACTCCTCGACGAATGGGAATAGGAACTCTGCGAATATCGGCTCCTGTGTTTTATAGAAATCTTTAATCACTCCATTGGTTTCCTTGCCCAATGCTTTTCTCTGCTTCTTGTCTTTTGTTTTGGTGATGTCTGTTTTGCTTAAAATTGAAATCAAATCATCGCCTTGTCTT